ATGCACCAGAGTCTTTGGTGCAACGATCTGCGGAAGCAAGAGCTGAAGCTTCTGGAAGAACTGTAGATGAAGTTTTACAATCATGGGCTGGAGGAGAAAGTGTAGCATCTGTTGAAAAGCCTGCTGAAGAAGCACCGCCCGCTGAAGAACCGGCGCCACCTACAGATGAACCTGTAACAACATCAGATGAGGAAAAAGAGGAAGAAGAGGAATCAACAGAAGATTTAGCAATTGTAGTTGAAGAAACTATTTCTGAAATGTCTGCAGAGGTTTTAATTGAAGAAGAAAACATTGAAATAAAGAAAGAAAGCTCTCTAGGTTTTATTGCTGGTGTGATTGGAGTAGTTATATTTACATACCTATTTGCTTTCTCAATACCAAAACAACAAAGTGAAGAGGTGGTCTTACAATCATTAAACAATTCTGTTCGGGTAAGTGAAGAAATATTAGAAGGAGCAATTGTCTATAACCAATTAAATTGTCAGTCCTGTCATACACAGAATGTAAGAATTCTCATACCTGATTCACAAAATGGAAAAATATTAAAAAATAGATTTGCTAATAAAAACCTCATTCAAAATACAGGCCTTTTGAGGTTAGCTCCTGATTTATCAACTCTTGGAACAAGAGAACCAACAAACGATGCAGAATGGCTAAAAGAATATTTAATTGATCCATCTTCTGTAAAGGAAGATATACCTCATCCATCAGTTAATTTCCTGAGTAATCAAGATTTAGATTATTTAATAACTTATTTATTATCTTTAGGAAGTACAAATGAGTGAACTCTTAAGTAAAGTTGCTGAATTACTAAATGCACCAGAGTCGTTGGTGCAACGATCTGCTGAAGCTAGAGCTGAAGCTTCTGGAAGAACTGTAGATGAAGTTTTACAATCATGGGCTGGAGGAGAAAGTGTAGCTTCTGCAGAAAAACCTGCTGAAGAAGCACCGCCCGCTGAAGAACCGGCGCCACCTGTTGAAGACATAGCTGATATTGAAGAACCCAAAGAAGAGTCGGCAGAAATTGTAAAAGATGAAAAGGAAAGTTCACCCGTATTATCTTCTCAAACAAATATAAAAAAAGTTATACAAAAAGTATCCTTCGCAAATAAGACATTGGATATAAAGGTAAATGCTGAAACATCTTTGCCAAGATGGCTAAATTTTAGTTTTGTACTTATTCCCCTCTTTATTGTTATTGGGATAGTCAATACATCATCCACACAAGAATGTGGGGAGAATGGAATTTTAGATGTTGATCGAAAAACTCAATTAACTGTGAACTGTGATGGATCAGCATTTGAAGGAAAAGGTGTTGGATCTGCAAGCTCAATAAATTATATTGCCCTTGGACAACAAGTTTATTCTGGTGCTGCTGCATGTGCTGGTTGTCATGGAGTAAATGGTGGTGGAGGGGTAGGTCCTGCATTTACTGGTGGAGAACTTTATACCACTTTTCCAACTTGTAGTGATCATGCATTGTGGATTGAACTAGGATCTGCAGGTTGGCAGGCTGAAATTGGACCCGCGTATGGAGCAGAGAATAAAGTATCAATCGGTGGAATGCCTGGATTTGCAGGAAAACTTACTGAAGATGAGATTTACGCGGTTGTGGTTTTTGAGAGAGTTGTATTTGGTGGGGGAAACACTGACGAAGTACTCGAAGACTGTGGACTTCTAGAAACAGATGAGGAAATCACTACAGAAGCTATTGAGCCAACTGGTTAAATAATCACAAAAAATCAAGTTGATTGTTATAAGATTCAAACTATTATTTTTTTATGTTACCTGCAATATATATTCATATATTTTTAATCGCTTTTAGCATTGTTCTCTTTTACGTTGTTTTATAAATTATGGCGAAAAAGAAACGAGAGAAAAAAGTTGTTGGCTGGAAAGAACAAGTTGCTTTACCTGATTTAAAAATAAAAAGTGTAATTGCAAAAATTGATACTGGAGCAAATGTAGCAACAATTGATGCTGCTGATATTAAGTTTGTTACGAGAAAAGATGTAAAGTACGTAAAATTTACAGTTAAAAAAAGAAACAACAAGTAGATATGGCACAAGAACTCATCCAGAGGCACCAAAAGATGGAGAGGAGATATTATATGTGGGTATGAAACCAGTTGAACCATCACCAGATTTGTATCAGTCGTTACGAGAACGCATTGATGAAATTGAAGATGAAGACGATGACGGAGATATTGTAGTTCGACGCTGACAGTTTGTGAACTGGCACACTTGACTTCCGTACAGGGAGTCTGTATAATAGTGTATATACAATTTTATTATGATTGAAGTACTTGTACAGAATGATCCATACAGGTATATAAAGATGCCTGATCTACTTGAGAATGGTCAACCAGACTATCGTATTCAAAAGTGGAACAATCACAATGGATACAAGGATATGTACCTCTGCGACAACTTTATGCAGTTCAAAACTGCCATCGAGGACTTTGAGTACACAAAGTGGTTAGACCCTGCAGGAGTGCCTTGCTACGTTTGTGATAAATAAATCAGAACATTATAGTATAGTAAAATGTCACATTTTGGAGATTTATTATCTGGAAAGACTCTAAAAACTGAGGTTCCAAAAACATCTACTCCTGTAGTAGAGGAAGCACCTAGACCAGAAGAGGAAATTGCAGATGCATTTTCTGATGAGAAAGACTTTCATGATATGTCAAAAGAAGAACTTGAAATTTATGGACGTACCATTGGGATTGAGTTAGATCGCAGACATAACAAATCAAAACTAATTAAAGAACTAGAGGATCACATTCAGTATATTGAGAGTGTATAACACTTAAAACGAAATAATGAGAAAGTTTGAATTTAGACCTTGGGGTTGGTATATTACTCTTGATGAGGGTGTCAACTATAAGGTTAAAAAGATACATTTGAATCCAAATACAAAACTATCACTTCAATATCATCATCATCGTGATGAACATTGGACAGTGGTGGAGGGTTCTGGTAAGGCAATTGTAAATAAAAACGTTTTTATTATGAATGATGGTGATGACATGTTTATTGCGAAGAAAGCAATCCATCGTATGGAAGCAAGTCCTGATGGTGTGACATTCATCGAGGTGCAGAGAGGAGAGTGTGATGAAGAAGATATTGTAAGACTACAAGATGATTATGGGAGAGTTGACAAACAACCCTAAATTTCTTATACTAAATATATTGATCGACTATTCATATAGGATATGAGAGAGTACAAAAAAACCGCACTTGTTCTTGGTGCAGGTGGATTTATTGGCAGTCATATGGTGAAAAGACTGCGTAAAGAAGGATATTGGGTAAGAGGTGTAGACCTTAAATACCCAGAGTTTTCTAAGACAGAAGCAAATGAATTTGTTTGTATGGATCTTAGAGATGTCGAAGTTGTTCGTAGAGTTATTCGTTTCGGTGGATACAGAGGAAACTTTTATTCACAGATTGTAGATAAGTTTCTAGAACCATTTGATGAAATTTATCAGTTTGCCGCTGATATGGGCGGTGCAGGATTTATATTCACAGGAGAGAATGATGCAGACATCATGCATAACTCTGCTTCTATAAACTTAAATCTTTTAGAAGAACAAAGAAAGTGGAATGAATATAAAGAAAAGAATCATACAAAGATATTTTATTCAAGTTCTGCGTGTATGTATCCAGAACATAATCAATTAGACCCTAACAATCCTGACTGCCGTGAATCATCAGCATATCCCGCCAACCCAGACTCAGAATACGGATGGGAGAAACTCTTCTCCGAGCGTCTTTATCTTTCTTATCACCGTAATTATAATATGCCTATATGCATTGCTCGATACCATAACATCTACGGGCCAGAAAGCACATGGGAAGGTGGAAGAGAGAAGGCACCAGCAGCAATATGCAGAAAAGTTGCAAACGCCTGTGACGAGGACTCCATCGAAGTGTGGGGAGACGGAGAACAAACAAGGTCATTTTTGTACATCGACGAATGTATTGAGGCAACCAGACGACTCATGGATTCAGACGTTACCGAACCCATCAACATTGGATCAGAGGAGATGGTTACGATAAATCAGTTGGTAGATATCGCTGCAGATATTGCTGGAAAGAAGATAACCAAAGATCATGTAAATGGCCCTCTTGGTGTTCGTGGTCGTAATTCAAATAATGATTTAGTTCGTGAAAA